TTGCCATAGTTTGCAATTGCTTTACAACTCTAGCCGTCGGCTTGCTATTCGCTAGCGTGTTTAATCGGTCTTGAATATCTTTAGCGGCCTTTGCTACATCGGCCGTCATCTCCTTGCCGCCATCGGCGATAAGCTTAATAGCTTTGCCCCAGCCTTTTTCTAGTTCGGTAATATCCGCTCCGATAGCTACGTTCAACCTGCTCATCGTGTGTAATTAATTAAATAGTCCTGCGATATTTGATAAACTCCTGCAAAGTCCGCTTCGTCGTCCGTCAATTCCTGCTGCCCGTCAAACTCAATGGTTTGCGTTTTAACTGTGTTGAATGTCCCCGGAAGTGCCACAGCCTCAAACGCCGTGCGAACCGCATCTGCCACCTCGCTGCATTTTTGATAAGTCGGCGCAAATATGCTAACCTGCACGCGCGCAAAATCTGTGCGGCTGTGGCCTGACTTGGTAGGGGTTGGAATTATGCTCACTAGGTTGTAAGCTATCGCAGGAAACGCGCTGCCTTGCGGTATGCGTAGCGGATTTATCCGCGTGCTTACCAGCGTGGTCAGTGCCGCGTTATTTGCTAAAATATTATAGGCTACTTTGACTGCACTCATGCTGTTGGTATTGGTGTTAACTTCTCAAAGATACTCCGATATTTTTCAACCTCTTCGATTATTGTTAACTCCTTACGCTCCCAATCGAATGTAATTAATTTCTTCGGATCAATTGGCCGCTTGCTATGCGGCGATAATAATACCGAAGTTTGCCACCGGCACCGCTCCCAATCGTTGCGATATTGCTGCATCTGTGCCTCCCGCATCCCATGCAATCGGATTCGGAAATATCTCGGCGTGCATCGTTTAAAATCGATTTCATTCATGCACATCTCGCCAAACGCTATGCGCTCAATTATTAACCAAGTTAGCGGCGCGCCTTCGCCCTTGGATTTTTCTTTCCCCCTGCTTCGTCCGATTTAAAAAACTCGCTGGCGCCTTCGCTAAATCCTGTAATCGCTGGAAGCAAATCGGTAAATCGCTGCACCTGCCTGCCGATATCAGCCAACAATAAAAAAGGCTTAGGCTGTCCGTTGCACTCAGCCGCCTCGTTAATCCCGTGAAACGCGCACAGCAATCCAAAATCTAGCTGCTTTAATAAGTCGCCACTGGTTTGCAGCTCCGCAAATGTTTCTATTCCCGCGTCCACCATGATCGCCTTTAGGCTGTTCATGTTAAACATCATGGGGTAAATTTTATCTTTTAGTTTAATTTCCATGTTGCAAATATAACACAAAAGCCCGCTTTTTAGGCGGGCAAATGTCATTATGAAAACCAACCAAAATTAGATTGTGCCTACTGTCAACGCTCCAGTACCTTGGATGGTAGCTGTAAACGTTGCTTTGTCGTTGTTCGGTGCGGTTAAATTCAAGTTGCTGAAAAAAGCCGAACCGCTTAATTTAATGTCGCCGCTTACGTTGGAAGTCATTACGATAGTAACGGAAGTTCCAGCAGTTAGGTCGGTGATCACGTCTTTCCAAGACAATGCACCGGCACCAACTGAGCCGTCCTCTTCAAAAATACCTTCCACGCTCATAGTGTAGCCTTTTTCTCCAACGATAAACTCCTTCCAGCCTGCGCTGTCTTTGTTGGTAACGTCTATCATATCCGAAGTAATATCGAAGCTGTTAGAAGTGGCGTTTGCGATTTTGGTAAGTGTGCCGCTAATATCTTTATATATTGCGATCAACGTGCCGTTTACTGGTCCTGTAGTTGCCATGATTATTTTAAATTATATTTTTCCGCTAATTTAGTTACTTTTTCCGTTAATCCTTTTTTGATCCCGTTAACAATTGCTTGCCTGTTCTTATCCAGCGCAGGTCGCATAAATGGCTTAGGTATCAATTCACCTGTATATCGGCCCGTAGATTTTTGGATTCGTGGCTCGGTGCCAAACTCAAACATCACACCAAGGTAATGGTTATAGTAATTTTTACGCAGGCCAATCAATACCGTGTTTTTAAACTTGCTATCCTTGGCCGTAATAAACCCAATCGAATCGCGCATGTCGCCACTTTCCACAGGAGCCAATGCCTTGGCGTCATCAATAACGCGCTGGCCTTCTTTTTTCAACGTGTCCTGAAATTGAAACTCAGCGCCTGCCTTACGCAGGTCGTCAATCAACTTTGCCAAGCCTTTAACCTCATTCACTTAATTCGGTTTGTATTTTTAAATACATTCTGCGCTGTAATTCCTGCAGATTCAGGATATTAAAATAACGGTTATTCCAGCTCACGCGGTGCTTCACATCTATGTCTGCGTCATATCTAACAGTAAAGTCAACAATTTGTTTGTGTTCGCGCTTATCGCCGTTCACCTGTTCAATTCCCACAGGTGCTTCGGTTACTTTAGCCCAAGCAGTTCCGTAAGTTGTCCACGTCTGTAGTTTTTCCCCTGTGTTGCTATCCGTTGTCGTTGTGTAACTCTGCAACGTGATAAGTTCATCAAAAGCGCCTGCATTCATATAAACTGAATTGCTCTATAGGGTTGTAGTAAAAACTCAATACCATACTCCATAGCCGAATTTTGGCTAGTGTTAGCGGTTGCTTGCCTGTTATCGTACATCTGCCCCACTAATAGCAACGCGGCAAACTTAATCGCTTGCGGAAACAATAAACCCGCATCTACCTGCGTGGCCGTGGCAAGTTCAAAGCCCTCGGTAACCGTTACCAGGTATTTCGTTACGTCATCGGTTGTGCTGCTTGGTGCGCTTGTTATAAATATGGTGCGGCCGTAAGTACCCAACGGCTGAGGCGATACAATATAATCCGTAAACGTCTGCGCTGTGTTGTTGTCATCTACATATTGAACAGAATCTAAACTAATTACACGGGAAGGAATACGCAATAAATTACCTACTGGCTGCTCGGTGCCGTTAACTGGATTCATAATAGCAGGCTGCCCCACCAATGAATCGAAGCCATATTGCACGCTTGCCTTTCGAACGCTGTAGCCTAAATGCTGGCCGCACATATCCAAGGCCATCGAAATAAGATTGCTGATATAGGTATCGTCCGCCGTGGAAGTCACGCGCAAATGCTGCTTAGCTTCCGTTAGTGAAACGTAATCCGTGGCCGCTTGGCTATAGCTTATTATGCGTTTTCCGGTTATCATCAGTCGCCCTCTTCGGGGTTAATGGGTTTTACTTTTTTTGGTTTGGCCTCTTCTATTACCGCCTCGGCATCGCCTACCTCGATTAATAACTCAGCCTGTTTCTGTTCTAATTCCACAACCTCCCCGGCATTGTAGGATAAATTCCACTTGCCTGTCGGGTTAATCAAAAATTTAACTTTCATAATTAGCGGCTAGTGTTGAGAATTAACCAACACTAGCCCACGCAAGATTATACAGTTTGCGCCCTGTTATAATTAGGCTACAATGTCCTTACAAACTGCAAAAGCAGCAGGCTGCAACAAGTTGCAATCCATGTAAGCATTTAATACCACGTTGGTCAAGCCAGCAGTTGCACCGCTAAAAGGATCTACCACTAATTCCATGCCACCCCAAGAAGCTAAAGCCATCTTAGAGAAATCTCCAAAAATAGCAGCGCTCAAAGTGCTTGAAGTACCTTTGCTCAAGTTGCTAGGAACCAAAGTCGAAGTAGCTACAGGGTAACCGTTCAATTCAGAACCGCCAGCAGGCCAAATGAAATTACCTTCTACGCCGCTTGATTGACGTGGGGTTGTTTGCAATTTAGCTTTAACCAATGGGTTAGTCAAATAAGCAACTCCATCGCCGTTGGCGTTTTCAACTGCCTTCATCAAATTTACAACGTCGGCCCAAACAGGTGCAGCACCGTTGGCGTTGGTTGAATTTGAAGTTGCTCCACCTGCGTAAACAACGTTCACGCTGCTGTTAGCAATAATACCAGTTGGCTCGTTAGAACCACCGCCCTTAATAGCAGCAGATTCCAAGCTCTGAGCCATAGCCTGCAATAACCAGTTACGAACATAAGCGTCGATGCTGTTGCTTGACTGCAACATTAACTGGTTAGAAACTTGGATATAAGCAGCCAAACGCTTAGGGCTAAAAGTCACCTTAGAGAAAGCAGGGCTTTTCTCGGTGGCTGTGCCGTTTTCTGTGTTCCATCCAGCAGAAGGCAAAGTGCTTGCAGTTGGAAGGTCTAAGTTTCCAACCAAGTTGCTCAATTGCTGAACACCCAAACCGCGCAACACGGTCTTAGGAAGCAACACGTCAATAATTGAACCTACTGAAGTTTGGATATTTACTCCACCCTCAGA